TAGTACAAAAGGGTGATACTGTATATTCAATAGCTAGGAAGTTTGATAAAACAGTGGCTGAAGTAGTAGATGATAATAAGATTAAAGATGTTACTAATCTACAGATAGGTCAAAAGATACTGGTTTGACAGACCTAAACATTAAACTGTTACCTTGGCAACAAAGTGTCTGGGACAGTAAAGCTAGATTTAAAGTAGTAGCAGCAGGTAGACGTACAGGTAAGTCTCGTTTAGCTGCATACTTACTTATATTCTATGGCTTACAAGTTAAGTCAGGGCATGTGTTCTATGTAGCTCCAACACAAGGACAGGCTCGTGACATTATGTGGCAAGCATTACTTGAGGTAGGACACCCAGTAATCAAAAGCAGTCACATCAACAACCTACAGATTACGCTTATCAATGGTGCAACCATATCATTGAAGGGTGCTGACAGACCAGAGACCATGCGTGGTGTGTCATTAAAGTACTTGGTAATGGACGAGTATGCTGACATGAAGCCTAGTGTATGGGAGCAAATCCTAAGACCAGCACTAGCTGACCAAAAAGGTGGTGCACTGTTTATTGGTACACCTATGGGTCGTAACCACTTCTATGAGTTGTATACGTACTCTACTGTAGGTAACGATAGTACATACGAAGGTTGGCATTTTACCTCGTATGATAACCCAATGCTAGACCCTGAAGAGATAGATATAGCTAAGAAGTCTATGTCTAGTTATGCATTTAGGCAAGAGTTTATGGCTTCCTTTGAGGCTATGGGTTCTGACATATTCAAGGAAGAGTGGATTAAAGTAGATGTAGATGAACCAGATATAGGGGATTACTACATAGCTATTGATATGGCTGGCTTTGAAGATGCTAATAAGAAGAAGTCTAAGAATAGTAAACTAGATAATACATCTATATCTATAGTTAAAGTAAATGAACAAGGTTGGTGGGTAGCTGAGATTATATACGGCAGATGGACATTTGAAGAAACTGCTGAGAAGATATTTGAAGCTGTAGATGACTACGAACCTGTAGCAGTAGGTATTGAGAAGGGTATATCAAGACAGGCAATCATGTCTCCATTAACAGATATGATGAAGAAGCGCAATAACTTCTTTCGTATTGAAGAATTAACTCATGGTAATAAGAAGAAGACTGATCGAGTAGTGGCAGCACTACAAGGTAGGTTTGAACACGGTGTTATAAGTATTAACCAAGGTGAATGGAATACTGAGTTCTTAGACCAACTATTTCAATTTCCTAACCCACAAGTACATGATGACTTAATTGATTCTTTAGCTTACATAGATCAGCTAGCTAAAGTTACATACTATTACGACTTTGAAGTTGATGACTTTGAGGTACTTGACCCAGTAGCAGGATATTAATATATGAATGATGATGATATTTATAGTGACCAGTCTTTAGAAAGCTGGGTAATTAACAAGTGCGATCAATGGCGTGACCATTATCAAACAAACTATGCAGAGACGCATGATGAATACTATCGTCTATGGCGTGGTATATGGGATAAGTCAGACTCTATGCGTGAGTCAGAACGCTCTCGTCTTATATCACCAGCTACACAACAGGCAGTAGAATCCTCAGTAGCAGAGATTGAAGAAGCTACGTTTGGTCGTGGTAAGTTCTTTGATATTAAAGATGACTTGCAAGACCCTGATCCAAACGATGTAGGTTTCTTACGTAATCAACTAGAAGAAGATATGCACTTTGCTAAGACTCGTAGTAGTGTAGCTGAGTGTCTTATTAATTCTGCTGTATTTGGTACAGGCATTGGTGAGCTAGTCTTAGAGGAAGTAACAGAGCTTGTACCTGCTACACAACCTGCACCTGAGCTTGGTATGACTGCAGTGGGTGTAATGAAAAAGCCTAGGTTCTTAGTTAAGCTAGACCCAATTATGCCACAAAACTTCTTAATTGACCCATTAGCTACTAACATTGATGACGCTCTTGGTGTAGCTATTGATAAGATGGTTCCTTATCATCAGGTTAAACAAGGTATTGATTCAGGTATTTATAAAGATGTAGAAGTAAGTAAAGATCCTTACGAGTATGACTTAGATGATGCAAGTAAGATTGATAACGTATACGATGATGATATGGTTCGTCTTACTAAGTACTATGGCTTAGTACCTACTGACTTATTAGAGACAGTAGATAAAGAGGGTGAAGTTACTGAGATAGTACCTGCAGATAAAGATCAAAGTTATACTGAAGTTATATTAGTAATAGCAAACCAGTCTACAATACTTAAAGCAGAGTTAAATCCGTATATGAAGAAAGACCGACCAGTGGTTGCTTTCTCTTGGGATTTAGTACCATTTAAGTTTTGGGGTCGTGGCATCTGTGAAAAGGCCTACAACAGCCAGAAAGCATTAGACACTGAGCTACGCGCACGTATTGATGCTTTGGCTCTTACAGTACACCCTATGATGGCTGTAGA